ATCATCAAGTGACTGTTTCTAAGCTGGAAAACGCCGTTGTACAACTTGAAGCAAACAATCGCACCTTGAAAGAGAATCAGGTGCAAATGGAAATTGCTGTAAAGACTGCACAGGAGTCTCTTGCTGCTGCGGAAGCAAACGCAAAAAAGTCAGAAGCGGCAATGTCTGCCTTGACTGCCAAAAATAATGAATTGGCAAAAGACAAGGCAAACTATATGAAGATCTTTAAAGATCATAACTTGACCCGTCTTGCTCGTGCTAAACCCGGCATGATAGAGACACGAATTAACAAAGGCACTGAGAAAGTGTTTAGGATGCTAGAAGATGATACAAAAGAACTTATGGATAGTGATGACGCTGATGCTCCTGCAGGGGTGCTCGATAATGCCAAGACTGGAGTGGGGGTCGGAGAGTCCAGCACCAGTGATACCGGAACCGCAAATTATAACAGTGACGGAGAAGGTTCCTCTACGGATCTACCAACCGCCACTGCCGGGTGAGATTGATCTTCTCAATGTAAACTTCTTCGTCATCACCGAAGAGAACCTACAGGAAAAAATTAAGGAAATTGAAAAGATCCTTGATGGAAACTTTGTAGTGTTCGCACTGACACCCGATGGTTATGAAAAAATGGCAGAGAACTTCCAAGAGGTTCGCCGCTATGTGAGGCAACAAAAAGAATTAATCCTCTACTATCGTGAAGCTACGACGGAGTCAGAAGGCACCACTGCCGAAGACTGGTTGTCAAACAACGAAGAATAATATATAATAGTTCCACTTAAATAAAAAAACCCTTGACGAATGAGGAGGCGCATTTTTATGCCCAGCAATTATCTACCCACGAGTTACCAAGAATTTATCCACCTGTCCCGCTACTCACGATGGTTACCTGAAGAAGGACGAAGAGAAACGTGGGAAGAAACAATTGCACGATACTTTGACTTTTTTACTGAACACCTCCAAGAGACCTGTGATTACAAACTGTCTGATAAACTTCGCACAGAATTAGAAGAAGCAGTATTGTCGCAGAAGGTGATGCCTTCTATGCGTTGTCTGATGACTGCGGGTGAAGCTCTCAAAAGAGAAAATATTGCTGGGTATAATTGTTCATATGTCGCAGTAGATAAACCTCAAGCCTTTGATGAAATCCTGTACGTGTTGATGAACGGTACCGGCGTGGGTTTTTCTGTTGAGCGTCAGTTCGTATCACAGTTACCTGTAGTCTCCGAACAGTTTCATGATACTGATACCACAATTGTGGTAGCGGATTCTAAGCTGGGCTGGGCTAAAGCACTTAAAGAAATGATCGGACTACTTTATGCGGGACAGGTGCCCAACTGGGACTTGTCAAAAGTGAGACCCGCCGGTGCGCCACTGAAAACTTTCGGTGGTCGGGCATCTGGTCCCGAACCCCTCAATCAGCTTTTTCTGTTTTGTATTCAAACATTTAAAAATGCTGCTGGTCGTAAGCTGAACTCCGTTGAGTGTCACGATATCGTTTGTAAGATTGCTGAAATCGTCGTGGTGGGTGGTGTACGTCGTTCTGCGTTGATTTCGCTGTCAAACCTATCAGATGATCGTATGCGTCACGCTAAAGCAGGACAATGGTGGACTGATCACCAACAACGAGCACTAGCGAATAACTCAGCTTGTTACACAGAAAAACCAGACATCGGCATCTTCATGGATGAGTGGAAAGCTCTCTATGATTCTAAATCAGGTGAACGTGGTATTTTCAATCGTGAGTCTGCTAATAAGATGGCAACTGCATCAGGTCGTCGTGAGGTAGGAGATCACGAGTTTGGCACTAATCCTTGCAGCGAGATCATCTTGCGCTCACGCGAGTTCTGCAACCTCTCAGAGGTTGTGGTACGGGCAGATGACAATTGGGAAACCCTAGCCGAGAAAGTGCGCTTAGCAACGATTCTGGGCACGTTCCAGAGCAGTTTGGTGAACTTCAAGTATATCTCATCAACGTGGCGTAAGAACTGCGAGGAAGAGCGTCTGCTGGGTGTGTCTATGACTGGTATTATGGATAACCAATTGACCAACGGTAAGAAAGGTAAAGACTTAGCTGAGCAGCTTGAGAAGCTCAAGCAAATAGCTGTAGAGACCAACGCACATATGGCGAAGCTGCTGGGTATCAACCAATCTGTCGCAATCACCTGTGTGAAGCCATCAGGGACCGTCTCACAGCTTGTTGACGCCGCTTCTGGCATTCATGCTCGTCATAACCCCTACTACATTCGCACGGTGCGTGGAGACAAGAAAGACCCGTTAACGCAGATGATGGTTGATGCAGGCTTTCCGGTTGAAGATGATCAAATGAATCCGTCACACACATCAGTTTTTTCATTCCCACAGAAAGTTGACAAAGGCGCGGTATTCCGTACTGATATGTCTGCTATTGATCAGCTGGAAATGTGGCTGGTGTATCAAAAGCATTGGTGTGAACACAAACCGTCTATTACCGTCTCCGTGAAAGAACACGAGTGGTTAGATGTGGGCGCTTGGGTGTACAAGCATTTTGATTATATGAGTGGCGTATCGTTCTTGCCGTTCTCTGATCATACGTATGCACAAGCACCGTATCAGGATACCGATGAAGTGGGTTACAAGGAGTTGCTCGCAAAAATGCCAAAGGATGTGGACTGGTCTAAACTCGCGGCATATGAAGCATCCGACATGACAGTTGGTAGTCAAGAACTCGCCTGTGCTTCAGGTTTCTGTGAGATTCAGTAATGGATGAGTACAATTACACGCTAGAATGTCCAGCTTGTGAAGTACGTGTTGAAACAAAAGTGATAAATGAAGACGAGTTGCCCTGCTACTGTCCAATGTGCGGCGAAGATGTTAACGAGGAGTGGACCATAGCAGACTGATATATAATGCTATGACTTGGTATTATAATGATCAGCCCTACGAACCCAGCGAAGAGGATTTGCGTTCTCTCGTTGGGTTTGTTTATTGTATTGAAGAAAAAAATACTGGTATGAAATACATCGGTAAAAAACTGTTCTGGCGAAGTAAAGTCTTACCCATCACAAAAACCCGCAAGAGACGCAAGAGAACGCTCGTAGAGAGCGATTGGCAGTCATACTATGGTTCAAACGAGGCTTTAAAAGAAAACGTCTTAGAGAACGGCTCAGGGCTATATAATAGGGTAATACTAAGGTTGTGTAAAACTAAAGGCGAATGCTCTTACTATGAAGCAAAGCTTCAGTTTGAAAATGACGTGTTACTGAATGATATGTATTACAACAATTTTATTGGGTGTAAGATACACTCTAAGCACTTAAAAGTATAAATAATTCTATGATTAGATTTAGACAATATATCTCAGAAGGGGTCAACGATCCCGCCATCTTTAAAGCTATCTTCCTCGCCGGAGGACCCGGCAGCGGTAAGTCTTTTATCGTCGGTGAGACCGCACTCACGGCATTAGGAATGCGTGTAGTGAACTCCGACGATGCCTTTGAAGCTGCTATGAAAAAAGCCGGTCTATCACTGAAGACTGATGTTATGACTGACAAAGGGCAGGAGCTACGCGGTAAGGCCAAGGCATTGACCGGCAAGAAACAAGAACTCTACCTTCAAGGTCGTTTGGGTATCGTTATTGACGGCACTGGTAGAGATTACGAGAAGATCAAAAAACAATCAACTGAGTTACAGCGTCTTGGTTATGACGTTGCAATGATCTTTGTCAATACTGACAAAGAGACGGCTCTTGTTCGTAACAGAGCACGTGCTAGATCACTGCCTGATGCAGAGGTAGAGCAAATGTGGCAAGCGGTACAAAACAACATTGGTAAATTCAATGGGCACTTTGGCAAGAACTTCATCGTTCTTGATAACAGTGATGGTGCCGATTGGAAACGTGGTACGCAACGTGGATACAAGTGGGCAGCTAAATTTACAAAACAAGCTCCTACTAAACCCGTTGCTAAAAAATGGATTGCGAAACAACGCAGTTGACAGAGTAATATATAAAG